ATCTTAGTATTCGCGTTGCGTTCAGTGCAATTGACAAGCTCACCCGCCCGGTCAACGCCGCCAGTAAAGCTATTGGCGGCCTTTCCGACTCCCTCAAAAAAACACAGTCCTCAATCAAAGACCTGGAAAAAAGCGCAGCGTCATTTGATAAGCTGCGCTCGCAAGCCAATGATACTGCGCAGAAGCTGAAAAGCACCCAGCGAGCCTTTGACGGCCTCAACCAGAAACAACGCGAAGGCGGTAAGCTTACTGAAGCCCAGACGGCTCGACTTGAGTCACTTCGTACCAAACTTTCCCTGCTGACTGAAACTTACGGCAGGCAAACGACGCAGCTGCGCACAGCCGCGCAGGCAGTGCGCCAGCATGGCGTTAACCTCACCACCGGGAGCGGCGCTATCCAAAGTGCCATCAGGCGTACGGAGCAATACAACCAGACACTTGAGCGCGAACGTCGCCAGCTGGCTGCTACCCAAAAAGCACAGGCAGGGTATGATCGAGCTAAAGAGACTGCTGGCAAGCTTCGCGGCGCAGGCATGGGAATGATGCTAGGCACTGCTGCTGCGGGCTACGCTGGCGGATCATTCCTGGCGCCTGCGATTGGTTTCGATGAGGAAATGTCACGCGTTCAGGCATTAACCCGACTCAACAAAGACTCCTCCCAGCTGGCAGACCTGCGTGCGCAGGCCAAAAAACTCGGTGCCGAAACCGCATTTACTTCGCGCGATGCAGCCAGCGGGCAGGCGTTTCTTGCAATGGCTGGCTTTACTCCAGAAGCCATTCAGGCTGCATTGCCTGGCGTTCTGAATATGGCGCTGGCCGGTGGCATGGATCTTGGTGAAAGTGCCGACATCAGCTCCAACATTCTTTCGCAGTTCCGTCTCGATCCAAAGGAAATGGATCGGGTCAGTGATGTTTTGACCGCGGCATTTACCCGTACTAACACCGATTTAATGAACATCGGTGAGGCGATGAAGTATGCCGGAACAGGGATGGCCGGTCTTGGCGTTGATGTTGAACGCACAACCGCCATGATCGGTGTAATGGCGAACGTTGGCCTGCGCGGCAGTATTGCAGGTACGGGGCTGCAAACCACCTTCTCGCGTCTGGCCGCACCAACAGGTAAAGCTCAGGCAGCCCTGAAAGAATTGGGCGTTTCTGTTGCCGATGCCACCGGAAAAATGCGACCGGCCGAAGTGGTCTTGTCTGATATTTATAAATCTATCAAAAAATACGGTGACACAGACCAGCTGTCATTCTTCAAAGACATTGCAGGTGAGGAAGCGGCAAAGTCATTTCAGGCACTGGTTAGATCGGCTGGTAGCGGTGAGCTGCAAAAACTCCTGGCCGATTTGCGCGGCTCTCAGGGTGAAGCGCAGAAGGCAGCGAAAGTCATGGCTGACAACCTCAGCGGTGATCTGAAAAACCTGGACAGCGCATGGGAAGGGTTTCGCATTCAAGTCGAGGAAACAACCGATGGCCCTCTGCGCTCTCTTACTCAGGGGCTTAGCGATATGATCACCGCCGCCAGTACCTGGGTAAAAGAAAATCCCCGCCTGACACAAACAATCATTCTGGTTGTCGGTGGAGCACTTGCACTGGTGGCGGCAATTGGCGCTACATCACTAGCGATGGGTATTCTTATTGGCCCCCTCACCAAACTTCAGCTCGGTTTTTCATTGCTGACCGGTGGTCGCGGGCTGCTCGGCACCATTGCAGCTTTTCGCACTCTCGGCACTGTCGCGGGACCTGCCATGGCGAACGTCAGAGGCTGGTCAGTCGTACTGTCAGGAATCGCCCCTAAACTGGGAAGAATTTCAGCTATTCTCCCTGCGGTTCGCTCTGGTCTGCTTACTGCCTTCCTGTCTCCAGGCACACTTTTGGGACCGCTGACTAAAAACATTGGTATGTTGCTATTGCGCCTCACTGGCTTGCCAGCAATCTGGGGCATGATCACCGGTGCGGTATCTATTCTTGGTGGGGCTTTATCTTTTTTACTCAGTCCAATAGGCCTGATTGGTTCCGCATTTGTCGCTGCGGGATTGCTAATCTGGCGATACTGGGAACCCATTAAGGCGTTTTTCCTCGGTATGTTTACCGGAGTTATGCAGGCGATTTCCCCTCTCAGGGATACCTTTGCCACCTTTTCCCCCATCTTTGACATGATCAGCAATGGGGTTAAATCCGTCTGGCAGTGGTTTACGAATCTCTTATCGCCAGTGCAAACCAGCAAGGAGACGCTTGAAAAATGCACGAGTGCTGGCGAGATCTTCGGTAACGTACTCGGCGGTGCAATAAATCTCGCCCTGACCCCAGCCAAGATGCTTCTTGATACCCTTGGCTGGATACTTGAAAAACTTGGTGTATTACCCGATGAAGCAGAGAGGGCGCGCAAGAAAATTGAGGATGCGCAACGCTCCGCCCTCCTTCAGGATAAGGTGGCTTTCCTTGCCGGTGATATGGCTAAAGTCGCCCCCAAAAAAGCAGAGTCGCCAGTTACTACTGGCGCACCACCTGCGGCCTCGCCACTGTCAGGAAATACCGGTACGCAACGACGTCTGCAAAGCATCGCAGACAATACAAAAGCAACCGCTGACAACACCAAGAAAGTCGGGCCAGGTGACATTATTTTCAAAAACCTGCCACGTGCCCTAGCTTTGCGTGGCGCATATCAAGAAGCGCGCGTTACACCGCAATCAGTACCGCGAGTGGCAACACCCGCAGCTGGCGGCGTTATTTCAGCGACAGCAGCCACACAGGCCCCGGTATCAGCTCCCGTTACCGCTCCAATCGGCGGCGGCCCAGTTTTTAACATTACCTTTAACGATGTTGGTAAGCGCACGGATCAGGAGCTGGAAAGAATGATGCGCAATGTTGTGCGTGATGCAATGGCCAGCACCGGCAGAATTAACCGTGGTTCTTTCCGCGACAGAGAATAGGTGACGATTATGATGATGGTTTTTGGAATGTTCGTTTTTATGCTGCGCACCACCCCTTACCAGCAACTCCAGCACTCACAGGAGTGGAGGCACGTAAAAAACGAGCGGGTTAACCAGTCAGCCGGTTGGCAGTACATTGGCGCTGGTGATGACAATATAACGCTGTCAGGCGTCCTTTACCCGGAAATCACCGGTGGAAATCTCTCGCTGTCAGCCCTTGAAACTGTGGGCTACGCAGGGCGCCCATGGCCGCTTATTGAGGGTACGGGGCGTATTTATGGTATGTACGTTTTAACACGTCTGGAGCGGGGAAAGTCCGAGTTCGACCGATTTGGGAACCCAAAAAAAATCGAATTTACCCTCAGCCTGAGCCGTGTCGATGCCGATTACAGGGAGAAGTTGCAAAGCTCGACTGTCAGCGATGCCCTGGCCGGGTTAAAGACGAGTGCAAATAATGCGATAAACCAGGTGAAAGACTCGCTCAACGGTCTGTTTTAATAATGCCTTAAGCCCCTTCATGTTCCCTTCTTGTTGAAGGGAACTTTTTATAAAGTGTCGATATTCCGACATCAAAAATAATAGCCACCCGCTGTCGTTTCTCCCCTGCGGCGATCAGTCTTCCCGCCTGTTCCCATTGCTGCTCTGTCAGTTTTGGTCGCCTCCCTCCTATCCTTCCTTCTGCACGAGCTGCAACCAAACCGGCGCGGGTGCGCTCAACGATTAACTCTCTCTCCATTTCTGCCAGCGCCCCCATGACGTGAAAGAAAAAACGCCCCATAGGTGTTGAGGTATCAATGCTGTCTGTCAGGCTGCGGAAGTTAACACCGCGATTGCGTAGCTCTTCAATCATGGTCACCAAGTGGCGCATGCTCCGCCCGAGACGATCAAGCTTCCAGACAACCAGCGTATCCCCCTTCGATAAGGTTCGTAATAAACGCTTAAGCCCCGGCCTTTCCGCTTTTGTGCCGCTTATTTTGTCTTCAAATATTTGTTCACATCCTGCGCTTTCCAGCGCATTTCTTTGCAGCGCGGTGTTCTGGTCATTTGTTGACACCCTTACATAGCCGATCAGCATAATAATCCCCTTTATTTAGATGCCATAGTCCCTCGCATTGTATCGAGCATCGTCATTTCTGGCTGTACTGCAGGTTAGGTATCGCACCGTCAGAAGTAACCATGTCTTCCGGAAAACCTTCCTATGGTGATGGTAACTACTGGGCAATTTACCCCGATCAATATCCAGGATATTTTGTCCCTTTACTAAATAAGGGAACTTTATGCTTCACACTATTGTTTTTTCTTGCCCCGTTAATCAGTCAACTGTTAGTGCGTTAATTGGAAATTGTCTTGGTGCCATCAACCAAGGCGCGACAGAACTTAATATCTACATATCGAGTCAAGGTGGAGATCTTGTTGCTGGTTTTACTGCTTATCACTTTCTGAAAGCCCTACCGATAACAGTTCGGACTCACAACCTTAGCAATGTTGAATCTGTTGCAAACGTCATTTTCCTGGCTGGTTCAGAGCGCACCGCAAATCCAGGGTGTCGGTTCTTATTTCACCCCTTTCACTGGGGATTGGCTGGACACAGCGTAGACCATTCACGAGTCAGCGAATGGACTGCCTGCCTCAACAATGACCTTGAGAGATTTGTTGATATTGTCGAGAGCAACGTTCAGAGCAGTAAGAATCGTGATGAGTGGAAGGATGTCATTTCCGGCGCTACCATAGCTGATTCCGCCACGGCCATGGACTGGGGTATTGTTCACGATGTTACCGCTGCCACTTACCCTCTGGCACCCGGAACATACTGGTGGGTTAACTGTTAACATAATGACCTCTCAAAATTAAATTTTACAGAGATGCCATAATTTTCGGTATCTCTGTCTTTAAAAAACCGTCTTCTATATGTTCCTATTCTGGTTTGGCGGGCCACACTGGATTTGCCGGGTCGACTCTTGTCAGTTCATAACGATATTTTTGCCACGCCAGCAGCAGGGGCTGATCCTCCTCGTCAATATAGCCGCCATCCAGCGCATCTTTCAGTGGAGCAATAACCGCAGACGCGGCAGCCAGTAACGCTGATTTTTGATTATTTGCCTGCTCTACAGCCTGCTCCGGCGGCACGGGCGGTGCTGCAGGGGCGACAAACTTCACCCCATCCCACGACCAGCCAATTCCAGCGGGACAAGTCAATAAAATTGCATCACCACCCTCCGATGACCACTCAGTTTTACCATCCCAGAGCGCGACGTTAATTACTGTTCCGTTTTTTACGATTGCGTAAGTATCAGCCATTATGCGTACTCCTCAATAATAACCATTCCCGCTCGCCCGGCTGCACCATTGCCTCCGTTCACACCGCCACCACCGCCACTGCCATAACCGGTGGAGACCAGTCCATCACCACCGGTGGCAGATAATATATAACCCGCGCTCTCGCCAAATCCAGGCGCGCAACCACCCGGCCCGGCGAGTAAAATATTTGATATATTGAGTCCACCCCACCCTGTGCCACCCTGAATATTGACATCTCCGCCCGTAGCCACGCCGCCCAGACCGTTACCACCCCCAGTATTAGAATTAAACCGGCCTCCGCCTCCCCCAGATGCCGTCAGTGTTCCGAATGTTGTATTGCCTCCGCTACCTGCCCCTACTATTGCTGTTCCAGCGATACCTCCAGCTCCGACAGTGACCGATTGACTCGCTGGAGCGACCATGAATTTTTTCACCACGCCACCGCCGCCGCCGCCACTGCCATAGAACGATGGCCCGGCATAACCGCCGCCGCCGCCGCCGCCAATCAGGGTCACTTTTATTTTTTTGGTGCCCGGTATGGGTGTATAGGTCCCGGATGCCGTGAACACCTTAAAATTAATCAGTCGCCCGCTGCCGTCTCCAAGGCCAAGGTTTTGGAGAAACTTCGCCACGTCAGGAATATCCGCACCGTTTTGGTTTTTCTGCATCGCCCCGGTAATTCGAGCATCATCCCCCGAAGCTACCGTTCCGGCCGTTGTTCCAACATTTCGCGTCGAGCTGTCACCCAGCTCTAAATTCTGCCGGGCTAATGCGATATTGGGTAAGTCCGACAGGTTGCGATCTTTTGCCAGCCGTGCGCTCGCGTTATCCATCGCAATTTTAACGGCCTTCGGTGTTGCCCCCTGCGATTCGCTGTCACTGGTCACACTGCTGCTGAGCTGCACAAACCCTTTCTCTGTCGTTGACGCATCCGGGTGATTACGTGACTGCTCATGCGCGCGCAACTGGCTGTCAACATACTGGCGTGTTGCCAGTACAACAGCCGGATCAATCTTCAACGTAACGGCTTCGGTGCTGCTGACAATCAGGATCACGCGAATAACCTGAACGCGCCCGCTCCCCTCCTGCAACTGAGGCTTATAGGTTTCAGCGCAATTGGCAATCGCCACCATATCGCCATCTTTATCGAAAAGGCCAATTTCACGAATCCACCACCCGCCTACGTCTTCCGGTATAACCTGTTCTGCAATGATCTGGCTCGCGTTCGCCGGGTCCACCGTCAGCATATTCAGAGGGGCGCGGCGTAACTCATGTACGAGGGCAGTCTGTGCCGGATTCGGTGTAGGCAGTACACCATTGCCATCACCAACGGCCAGCTGGGTAATCTCAACTTTCGTACCCAACGCCGTGGCTTTTGCCAGTTTTGCCGCCCCGATATTGGTCAACAGGGCAAGATATTTAGTCGCCACTTGCGATCTCCACGGTATCAATTAAATGGATTGCTGCGCCGGTGTAGTCATTGCCACCCACAGCGATAGTTTCAGGAAAATAGGGATATACCGTCAGCGTATCGCCCACGTAACACCCGGCCCCTATCTCGATATAACCCTGAGACTGAAGCGAAAGCGAAAGGCCGGTGAGGTGACGGCTTCTGGGTTTTGCATCGTCGATCAGGCGCTCAAGCTCCCGATAAGTTTCCTCGGTGATCCCCTCATCCTGAATGCCGATTTCAAGCCGGAAAGTGCCTGGCTCCTCGCCGTTCTGCCACCACTCAATCACCCTCAGCAAATAGCCGAAAGGTTCAACAACGCGCCTCAGCGCTGAAATCGTGCCTTTGTGGCGATGGACAAGCCAGGAGGCTTTTATTACCTGCCTCTTGGTCTGTTCAGACCAGCGCTTATCCCAGCGATCAACAGACAACGCCCAGGCCAGATAGGGTAAAAACTCCACGGGGCATTCATCCGGATTCCAGAGCTTTCGAAGGTCGACAGGAATACCGCTGATCCGCGCCGTCGGTTTCTCCGCATTCCGCATGAAGGTGCTGGCTGAAGGCGGCAGGAGGCTGTTATTCATCCGTTCCCCCTACGCTGATGGTGTGCGAAATACATCGTGCCGCCTGGGTATCATCGATCACGATATCTTCCTGAGGATTCAGCAAAACTACGCGCTGCACCCCCTGCACATGCAGAGCGGCCATAATGGCCGAACGCGCAACATCGCGACCGATTTTCCCCTGCGCTCCCAGCCATGTCCGCAGTGCATTATCTGCCGCACTCAGGATCGGCTCAGATTCCGGCCCCGGATAGAGATAAAGCAGAGCGTCAATTTCATAATTCACAATCTCCGCTGACTGGACGGTTAGCCGGTCGGCGACAGGCCGCTTATCATCCGCTGAGAGCGTGTCGTTTACTGTTGCGATCAGCTCGTCGCTCGCCGTGCCATCCCCTTCGGTAGACAGAATGGACACGACGACAACAGCGGGTGAGGGGCTGGTTGCCCTGGCATCTGCAACTTTTCCGCTGGCACTCTTCGCAAAATATTCGTATGCACCGGTAGGGCCAGCAACGCTCAACCCTTCAAAAGCGGATTGCGCGCGCAGACGCAGTGCGGTATCGCTTTCCATCTCTGCATTGGTGGTTTCGGTAGCCGGAATACGAACCAGGCGCTCGGTGTTCAGGTTACCCGCAAGGTTATCAAGATCGGTGGAGACGGAATGGCTCAACATGCAGGCCGCAGCCCCCTCATTGATTCGCTGGCGCAGCATTAATTCCCGGTAGGCAATCACCTGCGCCAGTATGGTCAGGGGTTCAGACTCAAGCTTTAACGCAGCGGCAACAGAAGCCTGTTGTTCATCAGGGAAAGCCGCGATCATGACGGCTTTGACATCCGCCAGAATCACTTCAAAATCCAGCACCTCAATAATTTGCGGCGGCGGTAGCTGCGCCAAATCAACTGTTGCCATTGCTGCTTTTCCTGAGTGTTAAGGTTGTCGTCTGCTGTTCCATAGATTCCGTCAGAGCCCCTGACAATCCCGCCTCCACTGCTCCTGACTGCGAATAACGCACATCCACGATGCTCAGCGTGATCCGCGGCTCCCATGTCGCCAGCGCAATAACCACTGCGCTCATCAGCTGCATGCGTGTAACGTCGTTTTGTGGGCCATCAATCAGATCAGGAACGAGAGAGCCGTAGTCACGGCGCATGACCCGCGATCCAATCGGGGTGTTAAGAATGTCACTGGCTGACTGCCACACGTGGGCGGCATCCGTCAGCGTTCCCGTGCCATCAGGATTCATCCCGGTATAGCGCACCGTCATTTCGTGCCCTCCGTCCAGCTTCCACCACGCTGCACGGCACCATGACCATGATCATCAACCTGGACACCGTTTGAGATGAACGCACCACCAGAGTGCGTAAAGTCCCCCTGCATTTTGCCGCCTTCCGTAACGGTGAAATTTTTGGTTTTCAGCATCTCGGTACACTCGACCAGCGGCGTTTTCAGCAAGACCTTAACCGACGCCTCAATCGTTGCTGATTTGATGCCGCTGACCTGCAAAGCCCCTGCTTCTGCGTCATAGCGAAACTTCGCTCCATCCGGCGCGGTCACGATCATTTCTTTTGCCGATATACCTGGCGCCGGATTGTCGTTGCTGTAAAGACTTCCCCCGATGATCGCAGCGGTAGTGTTACCCCCAAGGCACAGGAACCATACCTGCTCGCCAACAGACGGCGGCACCCAGAAGCTGAAAGCGCCTGCACGCTGTGCATTCCAGCGCAGCCAGGTGGAATCCAGCTCTCCGCTTTTTACCCTTACCCGCCACTTTTCCTCGTCAATCTCCGTCACCGTACCGGTGCGAACGATGTTTTCCAGCAGGCGAATGACTTCAGCCAGATCCATCAGCTCACCCCCAGAGAATCAATGACCTGCCGGGCAATAGCCATGCGGTCCGCCTTGCTCAGGCCGAGCAACTCACGGCGCGGATAGCTGGCCATCGCGCCACTGTCGTTTACCCTGTCCCGTAGCCCGTACTGGTGAACGCGGGCGATGCGGGCAGCAGCGCCCGAAAAACCAACTACAGCCCCCTCAGAAGTCGCTCTTGCTTTCAGAAAACGGGTTGTGCGCAGTCGGCGAAACATAGGATCGCTTTTCGTGGTATCACGGCGCGTCTCGCTGAAACTGATATCAAGATAACGCTCAATATCAGAGCGATAGAACGAGCGAACGGCCCCTTTCCCCTCATCAAAGCCTGTCAGCATGCGTCCCCGGCTTCCACGGGTTGCCCGCCAGTTCCTCAGACGACGCTCCTCACCTTGCCAGACAAACCCGATCCCAGCCTGGGAGCGTAAGACGCGGCGATGACGCTTCTGGTATTTCGTGCCATCCGGAGCTGTCTGCTTCCCGATGCGCTGGCTCTGGCTACGGCGTAATGTAGTCGCTATTCCGCGCGCAGTACGCAACCGGCTCGCTGGCGCCATTGCGGACAGGATGTCTGCAAAAACCTGATCGAGTTGATGAAACAGCGCGGCATCATCGGTCATGCCAGCTCTCCTCCGCCAAATACCACTTCCCACTCTCCGCCATTGATGCGCGGGCGGTCTTCGCTCAGGTGCTTCGCGACGGGCTTCCCGTCAACGGTTTCCACCATGACGCGCTCCCAGACCGGCACCTTGAACAGAAGATCGGCCAGGTCGTCGCTGATAATGTCAGCGTCAAACTCCACCTTGCGGTTATTGTCAGGATTCAGCAGTAAATCAGGCTGATATTGCCAGGCCCAGGCCATGATCGGCAGCATCAGATCATCAACCGCCCCTGGGAATTCCACGGCGAGAATATTGATGGTGTAGAGGTACATGAAAGACGGTTCGCCGGTCGCTTCAATCCCGATATTGCCTTTTTCCACCCAGACGGTGATTTGCTCCGGGTTGGCCTTACACCAGGTGTTACCGGCTATCAGGGCTTCACGCATCAACTCTGCTTTTTTCACTTTATCCCCCTGGCGATTCGCCGCAGTTCCAGCTCTCTGATACCCGCCTTATCGGCGTTGCATGTGTCCAGCGCATCCAGCAGCGCATCGGACCACGGAGCGAGGCTCCCGTATGTCATTGGTTTTGGCGGTGCTGGCGTTTCAGTTTTTGCCGTCAGGCTTTCCGGTAAAGGTTCCTGAATAATCACCGGCGCCAACTTCGGCGGCTCGCTGGTACAGGCTGTCAGCCACACGGTCAGGCACAGGCACAGCGGCGCATTTATCACCGGCCAGCTCAGTTTTGATATTTTCACGGCGCTTTTCCCCTGTATCGCTACGCTTCTGAGCCAGTGTTTTCAGACCAGCAGCCACTTCGTTCACGTCGTTACGTAACGCCCTGACCTCGTCCAGCACATCACCGGTTTGCTTAAGCTTCTGGTTAGCTTCTCCAAGTGCCGTCTCTGCGGCCTCTCGTTTACTGCTCTCCAGCGTCAGCCTGACGCCTGCAAGGACCAGCAGAAGGGAAATAAAAACGGTAAATACACCCAGCGCTTTCATTCCCCCCCCTTTAGCTCAGGCTCTGAGAGGCACCAGTCCCGAAACTCTTCCCGGCGCCTTTCCAGCCCCGGCATACGTTTTCCGCCGGAGTTGACAAAGTCTGTGAGTCGCTCGCAAACGCCCTGCCAGTTACCATCCTGCGCATTGCGCCAGATTGTTGTTCTGACCTTCTGGCCCTTTTTGTTGGTGTACCAGCCAAGACCACCACAACCGACGTTAAATGCGCCGTCAGTGAGCGCTTCGAAAACCCGTTGTGGTGCAGCTGCGCCATTAAACTCGCGGTTTACGCATTTCTCAGCACGAAACAGGTCATTCACCCATCGCTCGGCGATCTCGCGCTCGGCGTATTCGCGGTTCTGCACGTTGCTGGTCGACCCCATGCCTACGGTCAGCACACCTGCCGGGCAGTAATACGGCGTCTTTCGGCAATCCTCGTATTTCGCCATCTTCAGCTGCGCTTCAGGACTTGTGCGCAGCGTCTGCGGCCAGAGTGCTGCTGCGAGAGAGACAATCGCCGCAACAGAACAGGCAATAATTCCTCTTTTCATCGCGGTGACTCCCTGATAGTCCGAATTAACTCCTTCACGTCCTGCCGGTTCTCGGTATCGTCCCGAATCGCATCGATCAATTCATTCAGCAGAACATTATTGGTTTCATGGATGCGGGACATTCGGCGGCGATGGAGCTCACCCAGCACGGCAACCACGATCCCGGTGAGCGCAGCAATGAAAGCCAGCCAGTCCTTCTGCGTCATCATGCCGACGCCCGTCAGCAGCATCGACCAAAGGTACACCGTCCAGTTCCAGAGGCGGTTTATCAGCTCCATAATTGAACAGTCTCCTTTGTCGCAGAGGTGTCGACGTCAGGCAGTTCAACTTCCTGCCCGGCATCAAGGAAGATCTGACCGGCCAGCGCATGATTCGCAGCCAGTACGATCTCGGTCACGCCCTGGGTGATGCCGTAGTGACGCTGACACAACAAATCCACTGTATCGCCCTGCAATGCCTTCACTTTCATCAGAACGCCTCCGCAGAGTTACGGACCACGCCCTGAATATCCGAGATAGCCCAGCGCGCATCACGCCAGTGATCATTCGCCTGGGTTGCGAGTGCGGCGGCGCGCTTCTCTCCCGCGTCACCCGTGGTGTCAACATCGCGGAAAGTCTCGATCAGAAGGGCCCGCGAGATGCTGTAAACTGCGCGGCGCCAGCGATATACCTTTACGCTCTCGTCGTTAATCACCATGGCCGGTACGGCGGCCAAACTGGCATATCCGGCCCCAATCTGTTCAGCCTGCCATTGCTTCAGCTGATCAGCTGTGTGGGCTACGGCTTCAATGACCACCTGCTTTAAACGCGAAGTGGTAACCGCACCGGTGATCCGCATCTCCTTACGGACGTTGCTCAGTACTATCTCGGGCCAGAACTCCCCGGCGGTGACTTTCTCTCCGCCGTCATCCACGTCCGTCACATCCTCCGCAGAGGAGGTAACTGTGCGAGGGGCCACAAGGCTCATCGTGTAGTCTCCAGAAAAGGTTGGCGGTGAGCGGACGGAGAAAAGCTAACGCGATGCGTTGCAGATTTCCGCCCGCGCCGCCAGCGCACGGGGCGCAAGTCGGTTATTTTTTATCGGCGGTGGGCTTTTTCGTCGTTGTTTTGCGGGCCGCCGTTTTACGTGTTGTGCTTCCGGGGTTGTTTTTGGTGGCTGGCTTTTTGGCAGCTGGCACCGTCACTTCCGGCGTTGCTGCAGCCTGATTATTGCCCCCTTCGCCCCCGCTCTGGTCTGCACCCTCACTGCCTGATGCATTTTCCGCAGAGGCTTTTTTTACCTGCCTGGCAAGCTTATCGATCAGCTTTTTCACCCCGGCGCCGGAGTCGAGGTTCAGCGCGCGACGCAACAACTCCAGCGCAGTCGCCTGTTCATCCGCAGTGCCGTTGCACAATGCAAAAGCGCGGGCTTTATACAGCTTGGCCCGTACGACGTCTGGCATATCGCTGTTTTCAGTGATCTCCTGGACCTCATCGAGCACCGCCAGATATGGCTTAATATCAGTGCTTTCATCCGCCTTGACCTGCACCAGAATGGGATCGCAAATCTCATCGACCAGCGCTGTCGCTGCCGTGCGGTTAAACCGGTCTGGCATTGCCAGGTTGTGCGCGATGACATACCGCCCGATGCGCACGGCCAGCGGATAATCCCGAATATCAATCGCCCAAATCATCAGGCGCGTGATCACTTCATCCTGTCGCCCGCTGTCTCCCTCCAGCGTTCCTTCAATCCACCCCTCGTAATTGGGTAGCAGCTGGCGTTTAAGCGCGGCTTTTGCCTGTTCGCCCTGAATTTTCTTCAGCGCACTCATATCCATACGCATGCGGTGCAGAATTTGCTCGTGCGCAGTACGCGCTGTTTCTGACAGATCATCTGCCTTGCCATGGCGTTCAGCCATGACTCGTTGAAAATGTCGTTGTGCCGGTGTCAGCATTGTTTCTTCCCCGATGAACGGCGGGCCGAAGCCCGCCAGTGTGCGGTTATGCGCCGCCTGCCGGCGCCTCGGCAAAGGTAATGCCGTCAATGAATGCGACGTTGCCGTAGTCCTCGATCACAAAGTCATCATTCGATGACTGATAAGTCGCAATACGGTTGTATTCCGGCTCCTCCTTGATCGTCCGGCGCAGTCCACCGCGCTGGTAGTACACGGACAGGTTTTTAAACGGCGTGATCAGTACGCCATTGACCGGGAAGTACGGCGCGATGAAGGTCGGCATGTTGCCGACACGTTCCTGCGCAACAATCAGCTGACCGGCCAGCATTTCGGTGTTCGGGTTGGTCTGGCTCATGGCGTTAATCGCCGGGAAGTTGCCGGTGGTCAACAGGTCGCCTGCCAGGATCACCACGTTGTCAGGATTACGTTTGTGCCATTCATCCATCAGGCTGTTTTTGGCGTCGTACACCGCCGCACCCAGGTTGCCGTAAGTCCCTTTCGCAATAACCTTGTTATCTTCATCACGGGAAGTGATCGTGACGCCGGAAATCACGCGGTGTGAGGCTTCAGTACGGATTTTCTCCAGCCAGCCAATGCCACAATCCTGCAACAGTGGGTTAGCCGCGCGGTCTGATGGATCGCTGTATTTGGTGCCGTTGAAACCAATCATGATGCGGTCAAGTGACATCTGGCGAGCCATCGCCTTGCTGATCAGGGGCTGGAATTCCGGCATATGCGCCCAGGCATCAAGCTGTTCATAGCTGATCCCGTAGTCGTAGTTGACCTTGCGGCACATGTAATCAAACGGCTCCATTGAATGGTTAGCCCCTGGATTACGACGGTTGGTGGTGCTGTTGTTAACGCCAGCCATCGGGCCTTTGCTGCCAATCAGCACTTTCTGACCAATCTGCTGGTTAACGCCAAACACGTTAATTTTGCTCAGGAAAGAATCACTCTCCTGTGCGGCCTGCTCCAGGCGCTGCTGACGCGCCGGGTCTACCGCAAATTTCGCAGCGACTGCCGCAGTCGATACGCCGTTTAACTGCGCCTGGCGCGCAATGTACTGATCAAACAGCTGGCGGGTATTGTTTTCCATGTTCTCTGCTCTCGTAGTGGATATCAGTAATCAGCCAGCTGCGCGTTGGCGCCGCCGTTCGCAGGTGGTCGCTGACTGAAGGAAGCTTCAGTGCTCCCCAGCTTCTGGCGCAGCTCCGCAAGCTCAGTGGTCAGCTTCTGGATAGCGGCCTTATCCTCCTGTCGCTCCTGCTCTGCGGCACTGAAGCGATCAATTTGCTCGGATTGCGATTGCGCTACTGCCTCAACGACCTGATGCATCTGACTGAAGCGCTGATCGTCCGTTTTCTGACCTTTGCCAATAATGCTCATCACGCGATTAAACCACTTGGCACCCTCATCGCTGCGCTGGGCGGTCAGCTCGATCACCTCTGCTTCAAGCGCTTCGGTGAACATCGGCGCCTCACCCTGCTGGTTATTGAAGGCCATCACCGATGCACGCTGCTGTGAGGCAAATTTAAGACGCTCAGTACCCAGGCTCGCCGGGGTATCGGTCATTGCCAGCCCGACAACATAGGCTTTGCCGTTGAGGGCAAACTGCGGATGCAGCTCAATACTGGAATAGACTTTTTGCCCTTTGTCGGTCATCTGCACCATGCGCTCGGATGGTTCGATTTCGGCATAAAGCGCGGTACGCCCCGCCAGTGCACCTTCGGTGATGTCTTCGGTGCTGAGGGCTACCACATCCCCCATCGCGCCAAAATCGCTATTCGGGAACA